TCACCAAGATAGTTGGGGATAGGAGGTTTACCTTCCCATCGTTTTGCTCGGTCTTCCCTAGTGGGTTCTCTACCGTTGAGCTCTAAGAAACTTTTTTCTACCTTGGAACGATAAACAATAAGTGCTTCTAGAAGCTCTTTGTTGTTGACGTAATGTTCTGATTTCTTTCTAGACATAACATTGTAGTGTTCAATAATATTTTGTTATGTATATTATACCATACTTTAAGGACTTGACAAAGTATCAAATCGTGTGTAGACTACCTTTGTCCCGGTTAAAGAGACAGCTTTAGCTATTATCTTTAAGTCTATAGAGATCCTCTAGAAGTTTTCTAGCATCCTCTACTGAAGATACATATCCCATATTCTTTGTTACTTCTGCTTTACCAGGAGAAGAAGATGAGTTTTGTGATAGAGACACATCAACATCATCATCTTCAAGATAACTATTGTAAAACTCAATAACATTCGTATCAGTTATTTCAGTCATAGTAATAATCTTATCAAGTTTTATAATAAAGAAATCATCACCTGGTATTTGCATCCAAGGTTTTACTTTTACACCATAAGTACCACCGGTAGAGATTACCTTCATCATCACTGGGTTTTGTAAGACCAGTACAGGGTCTCCATCGTTCTCATCTAGGCAGACAAGAGCAAATATTTCTTCACCAGTAATAAGTTTTATAGAACTATAGAATTCCTCTCCCATTAGTTTTTCAGCGGAATGTTTACAATATCGTAGTTGAAGTTTTCTTCGTTATAAACTTTTATTCTTTCTATCAAATGATTAAGGGTGTAATTTCTCCTAGACTTGTAGGAAATGTCGTCAGCAATATCATATAGAGTTGCCTTTGTTTTGTTATTGCCTTTCCTGAGGACCCTTCCGATACTTTGGAGGTTTCTAATTCTGGATTTTGAAGGAGAAGCAAAAATAACATTGTGGAGATTCTTGATGTTAATACCAGTAGAGAATGTGCCGTATGAAGCGACGATAATCGCGTTGTTTTCTCTTTCTGTAATCTCCCTTACTTTTTCTCTATCTTCAGTTGCCACACCACCATGAACAAAGAAGACATGACGCCCGTCTGCCTTGCTGTTATTTATTAAGTCGTAAAGTGGTTGTCCGTGCCCCTCAACACGGGAGAATAGTATGAGCGTATTACCTTTAAGATCAAGGGCAAGGTTACGAATAAACTTGTTTCGTCTGTCATGATTGATAATGTACTGAACTTCTTCTTCAAAGTTTTCAAACTTGTGAGCAGGGTGTTTCAATAAAAGCACGTTGATATCCAACTTGGCAACATGCCCTTTCTTCATCAGTTCTTCCGTTCTGATGATCTTATATGATGGTCCAAACAGACCTTCTAGCACCCACTTATGAGTCTGTGTTCCGTCTAGTGTGCCTGTAAAACCGAAACGATATTTACAGTCAGCAAGCTTAGACATTATAGATATTAAAGACTTAGACTTAAACTGGTGTGCTTCATCTCCAACAACCACATTAAATCTTGAAAAGTATTTACGGGGAAGTTTGTAGATGGACTGCCAGGTCGTGATGATGACTTGTGAGTCGGTCTCTCTTTCTTTCCCCGCATATATCTTGTGGCAAAATGAACCTACGTCCCACCCATAGTCTTCAAAGTCTTTATACATCTGTTCTACAAGGGAAGTCGTTGGAACGACTATCAGAATATTTTGTCCTTTCTCAACGTAGTATCTCACAAGACAGTATATCATCAAAGACTTTCCTGAAGCAGTTGGAGATATCAATAGCTTTCTATTATGTCTTAGGGCGTCGTATACTCCCTCTACTTGATATTCGCGGGGGGAGTACTTACAAATAGAGTTCATATAATCTTTTACACCTTCCTTTGAGATGAAGTCATTAACCTCAAAAGGAAGACCATAGAATTTGTTGTCAGCAAACTCATAGGTATATTCATGGTTCTCACAGAACCTCGTTAGTTTATCCAACAACCCGACATATATCTCACCAGTCTGGGTGTTGAATAAACGTATTTTTCCGTCCCAGTACTTACTACGGTACTGAGGCATAAACTTTGCCCCTGGAACCTCAAACGTAAACTGGTCTGCTAACTCGTAGTAAACGTGAGGTTCCGCTTGAACTTGAAGGTATACTTCGTTCTTCTTCGATATAATCAAATGAGACATTATCCATAAGGATCACCTATGGATATTTATTCTCCCATCTTAAACGTATATTCCAACAACAACCTTTCGAAAAAGTCTTTTAGTTCTTCTAGTCTTTGCTTCTTATCTGGGCATGACACCCAGTTTTGTAAATGAAGACTTATTGACTCGTGGATCTGTCTTACATCTTCGATCCCCATATCCATTGAGATATAGGGAAGGTTTTCATCAAAGTCTTTTTCGTAAAGATGGTCGTCGTCCATTAGTTGAAACCTGCTTGGAAGCGATGCCACTCTATGGCATTCTTGATTTGAAAAGTTCTGTTTGAGATAGTTTTGATAATATCTTCAAGGAACTTCAACATCACATCATAGTATTTGATCTTGATATCCAACTTGGTAAGTTTCTCATCTGCCTCCAGATGCCTCTGTAAGGCGTCTTTGTCCCTTACCTTATAGGGAAATGGTTCTTCCTCATACACCTCTGCTGGTGCCTTTCCAGTGTAGTAGTTGTAACGCTCTAGTTTTACTCTACTATGAGTTTCCCTTGCTTTCTCCTTTAGGAGAGTGATAGTGTTGTAGACTGTGTAGTATTTTGCGTGAAGTTGGGGTATTTTTAAAGACTCATCATGTAGGTTATCAGGGTCGATCTGAGAGTCACGCTCCCACATCTCCTGAATTTGGTCAAGGTTCATAAGCGAGTTCTGCCGTCAGAATCTACGATAATATACACAGTATACTTGAATGTTGCTTCTGCTGTAAAGTACTGTATGTCAGTTGCTGAAGTGTCAAACTCCAGGGACGTTAGGGACACTGGGAACAGGTCTCTAAACTTTACAATGCTGTTCACTCTGTAATTGCTGTTTAGGATGGACAAACTACCATCACTAAACTGCTCCTGCATAACACCCTTCAGACCATCAGCATCGGTTGTGAGGTCAACAAAGTCTTGTGTTGTTTCTGGGAAACCCAAACCAGTCAACCAGTTATGAATTGACATATAGTTGGACATGTCCTCATCAACTAAGAATTTTATTGTGAGGTCACCATAGGTCAACTTTTCTCCAGGAACATCAATGTCCTTTAGATAACTTGGTTGTGAAGTAACTGCCAAACTAATGGGTGGTAGAGTGGCACTGGTGCAGAAAAAATCTACTTTTGGGTGCTTAGATAAACTAAACTGAAACCCAGTTGGTGATAGAAAGTTTCTATTTTGTATTTGATTTCTAAACTGCGAAACAGTCATTATCAGTTTTATTTGTATTTAGATAAAAAAAGGGGGTCCGAAGACCCCCAGGATAGATATGTGAATCGAGATCACATGAGGTTTTGAACCTTGACTCTTCTGTAGTAGCGGTTGACGTTCTGGGTGAGAGCGCCTTCGCCAACAGTAGTGCCCTGAGCGAATGGGTTGGCGACCATGCCGTAGCGGGTCTTGAAGCCAATCTTGGGCTGGAAGGTGTCCTGACCGACGGCACGAACCATCTGGAGAGGAACGTATGGGCAGTAGAACAGACCTGCGTCGTAAGGGGAAGAACCCTTGTAACCAGCAACGTAGTACTGATCGGCGGCGAGGTTGGCAGAATATGGGTCGATGTAGACGCGGAACTTACCAGCGAGAACGCCAGCGAAGGTGTTACCGGTGTCATCAACGTTGAGGTTAGCGTTGAGGGCAGGGGTGTAGTCGAGTACACCAGCCATCGTGAGGGCGGAAGCAACGTCTGCGGAGCAGAGGATCATGTTGCCCTTTCCTCTACGAGTTCTCTGGGCGATAGCGTTAGCGTCACGCTCGATCTGGAAGATCAGACCCTTGAACTTCTCAACTGACCAACGACCGTTGGAGTCAACGTCGAGGTCGAAAGCACCCTGGGTAGCAACGTTAGTAGCAGCACCTTGCTCAGCAACACGGTAGATAGTTCTGATGACTTCGCGGTTGATCTCAGCCAGAATCTCAGTGGAGAGAATGTTGGCGAGTTCAGCTTCGGCATTCAGACCGTGGATTGCCTTGAGGTCCTGAGCGAGTTCTAACGAGTACTCAGCTTTCAGAGCTCTTGACTTGGCGGTAACGGTGACCTTCTCGATCGAGAATGCCATCTCGTTGAACGCACCGATGCCGTCACCTAGGTTCTCAGCATCGTCGGTACGCAGACCCTGACCTACGCTGTAGGTGTCGCCAACAATACCTGAAGTTGGGTTAAGAGCAGCAGGGTTTGAACCAGTCTGACCGGTTGTACCCA